TCAAAAATTGCCATTACTTATTAACTGACAATTCCTTTTGGGATAGGTTCTAAGTGTCTGCCCGTGGTGTGTAAACCACAGAGCAATCAGCTCCGACAGCAGGCGACGGTCAGCAGGCTTATCAATCCAGTCTTTGTTGTTCTGAGTTGAAATCACCCATCTTTCGTATTGCGTTGCCTCTGATTTCGTGGGGAATTTTTTCCTGATCCGCTTTCCTTCGCGGCCTTGCGGTCTGACATCAACTATCCACCCCCCGCTGCTATTTGCCTTAACACTCATCGAAAAAACTCCTTTCGTAGCAGATTCCGCCTTTAGACCAACGCTCCATGATTTTCAAAGCAGTTAACCAGCCTTCTGGCCGCTTTGGTGGTCTGATGTGTTGTTTTGCCCATCAGGGGAGAGAGACGGACTAATTTGACCGGATTCAGGGGCTGTTTCGTCCGTTGTTAGCCATAACGCATATTTTTTAAACTGAGGATGCTGCGTGATTTTCAGAACTATCGACCACCCAGGTTCAAATCGCCCGGTCTCATATTTCTTTAAAGTGCTAATAGATAAACCGCTGATCTCACAGAATTGGGCCTGAGTTAAAGATTCTGCTGCACGGATTGCTTTGAGTTTTTCATGAAAATCCATTTGACACAGTTCCTATATAGGTACTAAATTAAGCCACAGGAACCTATATAGGCACCTTCTAAGCGACTTAAAGACAAACTAACGCGATCTAAAAGGATAGCTCATGAAGACTTCACAACAAAGCAAAGCAACCGAAGTGGCAAAAAAATTGCCAGTTAAACCGGCCCACAGCCGACCAACTGCCGCGCAGGCAATGGATTTAGCTCTGGCCTATCTGACTGAGCACGGCATCAAACCGAGCATGACTTTGCAGGAATACGCTGATTTCACTAACTCAACACTCCGCCAGGTGCAAAGCGACGCTGAACTTTTTACCGCGCTTGACATAAGCAACGATTATCCCGATAAGCCCGGCGACACCTCCAGAACCATTGAGAATTACGTTAAGATATTCAATGGTTCCTACCGATAAGCAAATGGGCCCGCGCTCAGTTTCATAGCCAGCCGCATTCAGTTCAGCTAACATCCCGTCAACGTCTCTCCAGACACCGTAAATGGGTACTTTTATGAACTTATTCATTCGTGCTGATAAAACTCCATTTTTAAGAAGATTAAAACTTTGCTTTGCACTAATTGGGGGCGCACTGGTTGTGCTCAACAAAGGCGTCTTGCATCTACAGTTCACCCCTGAGAATTCCGGTAAAGATCTGAGTGGCAAAGCAGGTACCTATTTATTTGACGACAACATGCATCCTATTGAGATACCAAAGGATTAAATCTAACTGCATCGCTCAGATAATCAGGCGCAAAATGCGCATAGACCATCGTTTGTGTGATGCTGGCATGACCGAGTATCTTTTGCAGTGCCAAGATGTTGCCACCATTCATCATGAAATGACTGGCAAAGGTATGCCGCAGAACGTGAACGGCCTGCCCTTTTGGTAGGTCAGGGGCAACTTCTTTTAGGCATCGCAATATCGTCATATAGCGTGCGTTTGGAAATAGTATTCGGGTTTTACCCTTCGTGATTTCGGTAAAGAGATCGTGCGAAATTGGCACTGTTCTATTTTTGCCATTTTTCGTATCAACAAAAGTAACCCTATCTTTGATCGCATGTTCCGAACGTAACCCGGAGGCCTCAGACCATCTTGCGCCGGTAGAAAGACACAGTTTTACAAGCTGGAGATCATCGCCTGAAAGGGTTGTAATTAACCGTCTAATCTCATCGGCAGTTAGAAAACCCATCTCAGTAACTTTTTCACGAACCATTTTGAGTTCTGCCAATGGGTGAGGATCGTTGAAAAGTTTGAGTTCAATGAGCGTTCCAAACACAGCACTTAATCGCTCACACTCGCGATTGACGGTCGTTGCCTTTCTACCCATTTCCAAACGTTTAGATCTGAATTCAGAAACAAACGCAGGCGTTAGCTGATCGGCCCTGGGCTCTCCCAAATCCCGATCCATCTTTTCAAGCTTTCTTTTTGCACCAACGCCGTCTTTCAAAGTCTGGCCGTGATGCCTCCACCATAGTGCGATCAACTCAGACAACTGACGACGATCAGCTGGCTTTTCAATCCAGTCTTTGTTGTTTTGGGTTGCAATCACCCACCGTTCATATTGTGCAGCTTCGGATTTTGTAGGGAATTTTTTCCTGACCCGCTTTCCTTCGCGGCCCTGCGGTCTGACATCAACTATCCAGCCCCCGCCGTTATTTGCCTTAACACTCATCGAAAAAACTCCTTTCGCAACATATTCCACCTTTAGACCAGCTTTCCATGATTTTCAAAGCAGTTAGCCAGCCTTCTGGCCGTTTTGGTGGTCGGATGTGTTGTTTTGCCCATTAGGGGAGAGAGCCGGGGAGATCTGCCCCGCAGCTTCTGACGTCTTATCACTCATTAACCACATCATGTATTTCTCGAATCTGGGGTGGTTGATTACCTTGTCAATTATGGACAGGCCGACCTCTCGCTGCCCTGTCTCGTAATTCTTTATAGCTCCGAGGCTTACACCTGTTATCTCCGCAAAATCGGGCTGGGTTAGCCCCTCAGCTTTGCGAATATCTTTTAGTTTTTTCCCGTGGTCTCTTGACAAGGTCGTCTCCTGATGACTATTATCCAATCAATGGTCGCCTATCGACGACCATTGAGCGATTTTAAGATGGATTTAAATCAATCCAACGCGATCTAAAAGGATAGCCCATGAAGACATCACAACAAAGCAAAGCAGGCGAAGCGGCAAAAAAATTGCCAATTAAACCAGCCCACAGCAAGCCAACACCTGCGCAAGCCATGGATTTGGCCCTGGCGTTTCTGACAGAGCACGGCATCAAACCAAGCATGACTTTGCAGGAATATGCTGATTTCACTAACTCAACACTCCGCCAGGTACAAAGCGATGCTGATCGTAATTATCTGCCGCTGTTGAAACGCGCAATCCCGCAGCGCCGCGAATTGAAACGCGTAAACATGGTTGCCCTGTACGCAATCCCGTACATGGAAGGTTTTGACACCATCGATAAACGCGCCTCTTAAGGTATGTAACGTGAATCACACAATCATCAAGGAAAGCAACCACACCAGCCGCTACCGTGATTTTTCGATCACCAGGTTGCCACGTAACAAGGTGAACAAAATCACCCGCTATCAGGTTTCGCAGGGTGATCAGTCTTACGGGAAATTTGACGCTCAGGCGCTGGCGACAAAATTTATTGATGAGCTCTACAGCGAAAGGGAAATAGCATGTTGAATTTTAATGCGCAGGCGACCAGGGCATTAGAAGTGATGTTAGTTATCGTTACTTCTGAACGGACATATACACCAGTGCAGGTAATCGCAGAACGCGCGGGGCTTTCGGCTTCATACGTTGAACAACTGGTGAGTAAGTTAGCCAGCAGCGGTTTGGTCATTTCATCCCGCGGCCCGAATGGCGGTTATACCCTCGGCATGGATTCGGCGGCCGATATTTCACTGCGCGATATTATTTGCAGTGTTGATGCTTTCACCAACACAAACCAACAAATGAAAGAAAGTTGCGCAGCCGATGCCTGGGAAAATGCATCAAAAGTTATCAACGCAAATTTCCGCTCAGTAAAATTATCCGACTTATTAACGGAAAACTAAGGGGCAAATAATGGATTTATATTATTGGTTTCTATGCGCAACGTTTGGATATATTTTCCTGCGTTCGGTAGAAGCAATCATTAAAGACATTCTGGAACGCCGGAGTATCAATAAATGAAACGCGAATACCTGACGCTCGTTAATTGCTTATTAAAGGCTTATCACTTTAAGGCCGAAAACCTGCGCACCGCTCCCGCTTTGGCTGATGAGGTGCGAACGTTTTCGTTAAATGATTACGCCTTCCGTTTAACGATAGGTCTTGATGGTTTGCACTCAGCAGCTCAGGCAGCTGGTGACTATGACAATGCTCAGGAATTGGAGCAGTTGGTCACTCAATGTAATAACGGCTTTATCCCACAACCGGTAGAAAATACCGGGATGTTTAAAACGCTCTTACGGCGCTAATCACACAGAACGCATTACGTTAGCGAGGTAGATATGAATATGACTGGCACTGTTTCACACTCCCGCACAGCGCCGCGGCCCGCTTGTGAGTCTATTGCTGCAATAAAGAGCAAGCTGAATCAACTCGTAAGCGGAAACCGGACAATGGAGACATACGACTCCATGCCCGAAAGACAACGCAAGGTTATTTTTATTCTCGGCAACCATATTGCTGACAGCGCACCAGGCATGGCGAAACTTTCCGCTGACCGGCTCGATATTCCATTTTCGGCACTGAGAATTGAAGAACGCCGCACAGTATTTATGGGAATGGAAGAAGTCAGAAAGATGGCCGTTTCCATTCCTGCTGATCGTCATTCGCGTGATGTGTATAAAAATATCCATCCCGGTGAAAACGACCATCTAAATAAGTAACTCACCCTTAATCCATTTTACTCAGACGCTCGCGCGTCGGGCTTTCTGCAACCTAAAAACGGCAAATGCCGTAAATCAAATAAGGTTTTCACATGATCCCTAACAAACAAAATAAGCTATCAACCTCCATCTTCGCGCTGGAGCAATTGCGATCTTACAAACTCTTGGGCCATTCCGCAGCGGTATTAATTACTGAGACATTAACTGACCAGGCAGGAGAGATCTCTACATTAGAAAGGCAACTTGAAGAAAAAACGTTTTATCTCAAACGCGCCGAAGAATTCCGCGATTACTGGGGCTCGCTGGTTTGTCAGCTTCTCGAAATTGATATGGAAGACCTCGATTTTCAGGTGATTGACGGCGTGGATATTGAACGTATCACACAAAAAGCCCAAAGCTGTATCCTGGCGTTTGATGCCAAAGTATTGGCCGCAAATAAAATAGCGTCTTCATTCCAGCAAGCTAAATCCCTGCAGAATATTGAACGGCCAGTAATTCCACTCAAATTAGTTATCGACGTACAGGTTGAAATACCCCCAGTTGCGCACTGTGAAGATACTTCTTACGGCTGGCACATTCAGTTCCCTGAGTTTGGTGCTAAGGGAGCAAACAATGAAGAATGAGCCAATTAAGCCATTCATTAAATGGCAAGGCGGTAAAACTCGCGTGTTACCTGACTTACTGCCGTTGCTCCCTGCTGGCAATTGTCTGATCGAGCCCTTTGTCGGCAGCGGTGCAGTTTTCATGAATACCGATTACAAACGCTATGTTCTGGCGGACATCAATCCCGATTTAATCAACATGTACAAGTGCGCCGTTGAAACCACGGATGCATTCATTGAGCTGGCAAGACATTACTTTATCAACAGCAATACCACGCTGAAATACAGGTGGAATCGCGCCATTTTTAACTACATCCATCCAAACTTAACCAAAGCCGCATTATTTCTTTATCTGAACCGTCACGGATTTAACGGAATTTGCCGATATAACACGCAAGGTGCGTTTAACGTCCCATACGGTAAATGCCAGAACAAACCACCGTATTTCCCTGAAACAGAGATCCGTCAATTCGCTGAAAAAGCCAGAAACACAAAAGCCGTATTTCTACATCTGCCTTTTGCTGAAACCATCGCACTACACATGGGAAGCGATACGGTAATTTATTGTGATCCGCCATACCTGCCCGTCAGTAAAACAGCCAGTTTCACGCGCTATCACGCGGGAGAATTCCGCCCCGAACATCATCAACAGTTAGTTGATGCCCTGTTACGTGCGAATGCAAAACACGGTGCCCGCGCGGTGATATCCAGCAGTGACACCCAACTCGCCCGCGAAATTTACAGTCTTTTCCAACTTACGCCGGTAAACGTTCGCCGCTCATCCGGTGCAGCAGCTGCCACACGTAAAAATGTCCCTGAGTTGATCGGTGTGCTGCCGGTCTGCAATGACTGCTACCGGCACCGCGGTGGCAATTGCCCGGATTGTGGGCCAGTGATGGGTGATGCGACTTATCAAGAAATGATATCGACAGGTGCTTTTGATGATCAGGAGGCTTTCTGATGGTGCCTTTTAGTCTGACTTGGTGGGCAATCTGGGTAATGTGCCAGGCCCTGGTCTGGTTTCCTCATGATATGGGTGTCGCAATTTTTGGGGTAATGCTCACTGTCTGTCACTGGACGATCGTGACCTGCATACATTTTCGCAACATGTCTGAAAGGTGGAAATGAGTAACCATTCCGCCAGCCGTGGACGAAAACAACCTACCCCGCCGCCGCCCTATCCGGGCAGCGGCGTTCCCGTTTCTGATGGTGCGTATCGCTGGAACGCTGCAAAGTCAGCTATCGGGCATGAAGATAGGTTCACCGCCACTGCGCCCAGACTTTCCCCGCTCGCTCAGTGGATCGCTCTGGATGCAAAAGAGAGAGAAACTGCACGCCTGCGCGCTGCTGCCAATGCTGACCCGGAAAAAATTGCACGCCGCCGTTATCTCATCGAAAAATCAGAGGAACGGGAATGGCGGCAGCTTGAAGACCTTACGCTCGCGGCGGAGGCCCGCCGTGCTTTTGCTCAGGATTCAGAAACCGAGTGGGTAGCAGCTGTCCACCTGTTACCCGGTCACCTAAAACAGCCACTATTAACGACTTACAACCAACTACGCAAAACGCAGATAGCCGCCGAACAGGAAGGCAGGCGCGGAAAACCGGCCACGGTTTACATAAACAGCACAATTAAGCGTGTGATCCCGCGCATTGAGCAAATAAACCGCCGGAATCTCACACCTGCTTACCGATATTTTGCCGGACGTGAACGCCTGGACGAACTGTTACGCCTGCCCGAACTGAGTAAGCGAGATGTGCGCCTTCTCGCCACTCTGACTGAAGTGGAATACTAAATTTGGCCACCTGAATAGAGGTGATATCATCGCCTCATCGTCAAAACGGGTGACACAATGACCAAATGTAACAGACGTAATTTCAGTCCAGAATTCAAACTTGAAGCTGCCCAATTAGTTATCGACCAGCATTACACCGTTGTAGCCGCTGCTGCTGCCATGAATGTCGGTCTTTCCACCATGACACGCTGGGTCTCTCAGCTTCGTGCAGAACGTCAGGGGAAAACACCCAAGGCGACACCCATTACGCCTGAGCAACTGCGAATCCGTGAACTTGAAAAACGTTTACAACGTATTGAAATGGAAAACGATATTTTAAAAAAGGCTACCGCGCTCTTGATGTCAGACTCCCTGAACAATTCTCGTTAG